ATGGGAACTGTCACTAAACGTGCTCAAGCCGATGGTACAACTCGATATCGTGCCCAAGTTCGTGTTAAGCGCGAAGGCTATCCTGTTTATAACGCTTCAAAGACGTTCAGTAAAAAATCATTAGCTGATGAATGGATTAAAAGAACTGAAGCCGAGATTGAAATAAACCCAGACAAAATGCTGAATCCAGCCAAAGAGTTAAAACAAGCAACCTTAGCAGAATTCATCACAGCATATTTGGAGGAGGCTGATAGCTTTGCACGAACAAAAACCAGCTCACTTAAACAGATCGCTAGTGTAGAGATTTCTGAGAAAAATATCTATTCATTAACTCGTCAGGATTTTTCAGACTATGCGATAAAGCGCCGTAAAGGAGATCCCATTCTAGGAATTGATGGTGTTGCGCCTTCTACTGTTCTAAAAGAACTAAGTCATATTAAGGCTGTTCTTGTACACGCTCAATTTGTTTGGGGTAAAGACATAGAGGCAACTTTAGATGAATTTGAAAAATCACTTACCGGGCTTCGAAAATCTCGTATCGTCACTAAAAGTAAAACACGCGATCGCTTACCAACGTCCGATGAACTTCAAGCACTCACCACCCACTTTTATAAAAACTGGATGAGAAAGAAGCGGTCTGTGCCAATGCACCTAATCATGTGGTTTGCCATCTACTCAGGTAGACGCGAAGATGAGATTTGTTCATTGCGGCTACCAGATTATGATCAACACAATACCCAGTGGCTGGTTCGAGATGCAAAGCATCCTGATGGGTCTGAAGGTAATCACAAATATTTTCACATGGAACCAAAAACTATCATGTTAGTTGGTAAGTTCATGAACAAAGAGACTCGTAAACGGGTACTTGAGCTTGGTTATAGTGAAAAACTATTAGTGCCGGTGAACACCGCCACTGTGTCAACATACTTCACCAGGGCTTGTTCACAACTCGGTATTGAGGATCTTAGATTTCATGATTTACGGCATGAAGCTGCAACGAGATATGCGGAAGAAGGATTCACAATTCCACAACTACAGACAATTACATTACATGAATCATGGAATACATTAAAACGATACGTAAATCTAAAAAAACGTGGTGATCATCGCCTTGATTTTGCTGAAGCAATGAGTGTTGCGGAAGGAAGTTATAACAATCATTTTAAAGAATGGAATAAAACTCAGCGCAACATTGCAAGCATAGATACTTTTGAGGCTTTTGAAATGAGCCAAGACGAGACTATTGTTGTTCCCTATAAATTTCTTGAAATACAAATTAATACGTTCATTGAAGAACATAAACAAAACAAATACTTTATTCGCAAACACGTTAAAAAATTACAGACAGAATATCCTTTCGCATGGAACAAAGAAAAACAAGAGTTCTATATAAAAGAGATCCAGATAGCTTGGGAAGATTGGTTCGCTGATCATGGCCAAGTCGCTTGGTCAGAACTTCCAGATGAAGCATCCCATTTTAGTTTTAAGAATAATCGCGTGATACGTCTTTTCAAAAACCGTGTTTTAGCGTTTGATCACGACCTTAATGCCTGGTTGGACATATCAAATGACTACTATTTTGAAGAGCACTATCATATTGAAAATCCGAAATAACCCAAGGTTGAAGTAATCATGAAAACTACAGGACAATTTATCAACGATACACTGCAGCACTCATTTCTTATTCTATGGAAGGAAGATAAGCAAAAATGGGAAGTAGGTTGTGCTTTACTGAAAATAAACTTGCAGGCCGATACATATGCTGAAGCAATTCAATCATTAGCAAAAGCTATTTTAGACTACAATTTATCGCAAGAGTTCTCTAATGCAATCGAGGAATATAGAGAGGACTACTTAAAATCCAATAAATGAAGCGACAAGACGCTGAATTTTTAATAAATTTAAACAATTAAATATTTGTTTGAATGGGAGTATTTTTAAATATTAAATTCGACAAAAGTAATTTAATATTTATTTTAAAAATGCTAAAGTTCGCTACTTTTTTCATTTACATAAGTTTGAGATAGATGGTTGCTTTCATTGCCATAATAGTCTTATTCATTTTCTCTTTTATTATTTGGTTAAATTGGGATACAAAGATTGATCCATTTCTATATCAAAAAAATTTTTACATAAAGTTAAATGACATATTTAAATCCATTGGATTTAAATTGGTCTTAATCATAGTAGCTGGTTTTAGTGCTTATATAACCTTTTGCCTAGGCAATGAAGTTGCGGCAAAGGGTCTAAAAAAAGGACTTGGTCAAACAGGTGAGTTTTTGCTTGTAAACGGAGGTTGGTTTGTTTTTTTAACCATTGTTATCCCTAGTTTATATGGAATACTGAGCGGCTATATCACTTCCAAATGCATAGACAATAGTTTGCAAGAAAACTATGATAAATTATCCAAACAGTATGACATAACAATTAAAGTATTAGAGCAGCTTGAAAAAGTTGTGATTGAAAAAAGACAATTGCTAGCCTTGGCATCCAAAGAATATCTCTCTACGCCGCAAACGCCCAACTATAAGACAGTTTTTATTCGCATAGCACAGCCAGAAAAACAAATAAAATTGTTAATTGAATCTTTACACGATTGCATCAAAAGTATTTATCCTAACGAGTTTCTAAAGGTTGCTCTTGTAAGGGTAAAAAACGGTCAACTAGATGACTGGGTTTGCCATAGTCCTTATAACACAACACCTAGAACGACTATTGATCAGTTAAAACATCCTGATAGTACTTTTTCAAGAGTACTATCGATGAAAAAAATGATTATCGTAGCAGATACACAAACTGAAATACAAAAGCAAAATAGCTCTGATATAATGTATATCCAAGGCAATACAGATCCAAGTGAGTCATGGTGTCAAGTTTGTGTTCCAATTCACAGTATTAATAGTAATGAAGCAATATTTATCATTTCTATTGCTATTAAGGCAGCAAACGTAATTAGCCCTGAAAATGAGAAATTTCTTGAATGGTTGTTTAAATTTTTCATATCTAGGCTTGCACTTGAACACTCTCTAAAAGAAATAAAGGAGCGTATTTCAAAATGAATTCTAAAAAATATATGATCGTTTACAACACAAAACCATCACATTTAATTTATCTTAAATGCAATACCGATAATGTGAATATTGAGATTATTTCACCATATTCTAACAAGTCTGAACAGCAGAGACTTGATGAGTTAAATAAAAGTGTGATGGCTGCAAAACTAGCCTTATCAACGTTTTCCTACAATCAATCACAATCTCATAACTTTTTAGATCGCCTAAAAAGCATATTTACAGCAAAAGCGCACTAGTGCGCTTTTGTCTTATTTTAACATTATAAACCGTCCTGTAAGTATCATTATCCTTACTATACCAACTACTTAAAGTAGAATTTTCAATTAAATATAAATCAAAAAAGAATCAAAATTTCATGCTTAAGTAATATGAAATAGCCCAAGAACTTAGTAAATTTTTAAGCTGTACTTAGGGGCTTTTATTTACCTATAGTCAAATTTTGTGAATATATTTGCTCAGTTAACTATTGAAATTTAAATCCCTGAGCAAATTTTTTCTCAAAATTCAAAACCCCTCATTTGAGTGCTTTCACAAGCGCCGCATTTCTTGCACTGCATTCATTGTGTTTCGCAACAGTATCAACAGCCCACAACAAAACATTTTTACCAGTGCCCGCTTCTAATTGATTCAAATTCGAACACGGCTGAAGCAAATTAGCTGGTATTACCGGCTTCGATAAGACTATTGATTTCTGACAACCCATCATCATCAATACAAACAGACTTATAAATAGGACGCTCAACGATCTTTTGCACTTCACGTGTAACACGTTCGACTTTGACACGCTGTTCTGATTTAAGTTTTTCATAGTCTGCGCTCACTTTATTGACTTGATTTTGTGCTTCAGCAAGCGCCTTGACTTGCTCTTGCTCAATGTCTTGAATTTTTGTGAAACATTTCTGATCTGCTTCTTGAAGCTTTCCAGCTAAATAATTTGTATAACCAATTTGCATCAGGTATAAAAATGACAAAACGATGATCAATGACCATCGTTTGTTTGAAAGGACCCAGCTCATATCACCAACTCCTCAACGCTTTTTCAAAAGTTACTGCATAGTTGGCAATCATCTGCGCTTTATCAGTACCATTGATGATACGGCGAGCACCCACATAGTCTTTCTTAGACTGATGGATGTAGTCACTTAATTTTTTTCCAGTAAAGGCCCCATTCTTCATACCGATGGTCGTGATTTTGATCGCAATATCTGGATCTAATGCTAAATCTGGTTTCTTAAGTAAATCGACATTAAGTAGTCTAGAAAATCGGCTATAGTTGTCGGTGCCAGTAATTTGAACATAACCACGTCCACGGTATTTAAAACCATCTCCGTCCAATGCTGGTGTGTTACCTAAGCGCTTTGCTAGTGTACCTGTGTCATATTTATCGAAATAACGAATACCACCATACTCGGTGATCGGCTGCATTTTGCGATCTGTCTCATGCCACGCGGTGGCAAGCATGTAAGCAGCTTGCGGATATGAAATGCTTTTATCTTTATCTATAGCCGAGACTATAAAATTGATGCCCTTTACTTGTAATTCAGTTAATCGCCCAAGAGCATTGCGAATAATCGAAAAACCGCCTGCCGTCATGATCATTTAACTTTTCTCCTAACATAAAAAAACCGCCATTGACGGCGGCATTGATTGATTTAATTGATTAAAAATTGTCTTTGAAGTCTTTAACATCTCTTGCTACATCAAGAATCGTTGAGTCTTCATGTGTGTTTACATAGTTGAAGGTCCATCTAATGATTGCCCAGAACGGCAAACCTGCAGTAAAGAACAAACCTCCTAAGGCACTTAACCCTGCCCACGTTGTTGCATAATCATGTAAGCCAAAATGCTGAATAATGAACCCACCTCCCGCAATGCTCCCCACTACCGTAGTGATTAAACTCACGACCCATTCACTGCGTGATCTAGGCATCCGAGTCATAATCACCACTAAATACCCCAATGCTGCTGCGACTGCTGCAATAATGATTAGAAACCACATACCATAGATTTTGATTGCAGTAGCAATCCCTACACCGCTACTCATAGGCTCTGCCATTTTTCATTTCTCCAGATAATAAAAAACCGCCAAAAGGCGGTATAGTCTTTTGTTGTCCAATCCATCATCGGACGAATAGTTAAACTTCGATTTGATATACAACGCCTGTGGGCGCACTTCGTTTTATTTCATTTCCGCTGATATATACTTTTGCCCCTATATTAAAAACTGTAGCACTGGTACAGAGCACAAGCCCCGTACCATCAACAACTAAAACTTTATAGTTTGGATGATTTGCGCTCTGCACTGTTGCAATAAACTCAGGCGTTTTTGGCAATAAATCTAAAAGTCTCGATAATGCATTACTCATGATTCACTCTCTCTATTGATGCAGTTTGAGTGACTTTTTCATAACTAAATGACCCGCTTACACTGTCAGCAATACCCCACCAATCGCCGTTGAAAGCAATTAATTCTGCTGGCACACATTGACCGACTTCTTGTGTAATCGGCATCAATAAGCTATGTGTTTCAACCATGCCTGCCTTTGCTAAGACTTCACGTCCTTTGCTATGCATTGCTGTCGTTGATGTAAGCAATGGACTATTAACCGACTCTTGCAACACATCACCCGCAGTACCTACACGCTTGACTTGACCAGTATCGCCATTGCGGTCATTGGTTAAGAACACCCCGTTATAATCAGGATACATCGTGTAATCTGTTGATAAATCAGTCACAACAGATTCAGGAATCACACGATCATATTCATTAATTGCAATCGGGTCCCACCATGTTTTTTTATACTTCGCCTTAATCGTCAAAGTATTGCTGTCAGGTTCGCTATAGACAAAGCCACCTGCGGCATCTGCGATGAGTTTAATTGCTGCAATCGGCGTAAGATTTGAATAACTCAGGCTGTTGATAGGTAGTATCCAACCAAGCGCATCGATCAGCTCCCAATTCAACATAATATCGCTATTCACTCTATCGAGTTCAGCCTGTACCAATTGCACCGATGTTCGCTCATTCTCTTGTGTGAAAGAACGTGTAGGCGAATATGGCGCATCAAGTAATGCTGTAGGACTACGACCAGACAGCTTATAAACATCCTTTGAAAACTGTTTAGAGCGTGAAATGTTCTCAAGCAACATTCGATGCTCATTGCCATTGACCATGATTTTTAAAATCACGGGCTGACCGCCCACTGGGTCAAGTTTTGATTTCTCATAAAATGGAATGGTGAGATTGTAAGACCAACACCATGAGCTGCGGTCACAGCGATAATCACCGTTGTTGACCTGTATTTCTTGCCCGTTGTCTAAACGAGTTACTTTTAAATCATTCACGATATACCACCAGTCAACAGGCGCTAAATTAGGAATACACTCATCAGCACCGAAATTTAAAACTACATTATGCGAATCAATGTCATGACATAGACACACAAAGTCTAAATCAGTTGTGCCGACATATTGGGGTAAAGGCTGCGGAACAATTGGATCGACAGATGACTTGCGATAATAGACTGCTTTTGCCACGTCCCACGCGATTGAATCCGTTGTGACCAGCTCCAAACCTTTGTCATGCTTGAATATGAAACGCTTTTCAAACACTTCAGCGACTTCATGACTAAACGTAATTTTCTTACGCTTTCGAATCATTTCCTGCCAACTAGTCTGACGATTGATCAACAACTTTTCAGATTCTTCAAATACCAACGTGCGAGCAATGAATCTTTTATCGTTTTCCTGCCAAACAACTTTTGAGGTGCTCGACAAACCCGTTGTTTCTTCAAAGACAGAACGGACTGCACGCTGTAGCTGCTGGGCTTTATCAAAGCTATCAGTCACAGCATTAGATAAACTTAAACCACGCTCAAAAATAAAGGCGCTGTTATGCGCCTTAAATCTTGCCTTGCTATATCTCAGATGTTGATCAAGTAATGCGGGTAAAGCTTTTTGATAACCAAAAACACTTAAATGATTTAGTCCTAAAATGAAATTAATATCAAATGTAGCATTAAGTTGAAATTGAAAAGCTGTATCTAATACCGCGTCAATCGTACACAGGTTTTCAGCAAACTCTGCAACAATCTCAAAGCTAAAACTGGTGTCTAAGACAGTATCAATCTGCCCGATGACATCGGTATTTTCTTCAAAGACTGCGACAATCTCAAAGCTAAACTCGGTATCAAGTACCGTGTCTATGACCGCAGTATTTACACCGCTGTCAGCATAAATCGCGGTGACTTCAAAGCCAAACTCAGTATCTAAGACTGTTTCGATTACAGCAGATACATCATCACCAAAATTAAGATTGGTCGAGCCATCGGCTAGATGCTCAAAATTGAGAATAATGTTATGGCTGTCGGTATTGTCAGGCTTAAAGTTTAAGTTTAGGTTGTGCGCATCAACGGTGCCGAGCTTATTTTTAAAATCCACATGAGCACCCTTTTTTAGTTACGGACTAAGTTTGATGGACTGGATAAACAGCGTACCGCCCACGACTAAATTAGTGTTTGCTAAGCTGATGTCGGTACCCACAGCTAAATCAGCAGCGACTTCACCTGCACCGTTGAAAATACGCGCCCACGTTGCTGTGCCAGTCTTAATCACCGAACCCGTGTCGGTTGGGTACAATTCAACATAGGTAGCTGTAGTTCCTTGAATACACGGCTCAGGAAATGTGAGTGTCACTAAAGCATTGTTAGAATCTGCCGCCACCGATGTATCTGCAGGCTGCACACCCTCATAAAAAATAACGGTAGCACTTTGACTACCGCTATCCATAAATTCTGAAAAGGCTTGAATCATGGCAAGCCGAGCATTGACTGAAGTTTTACTCATTTTGGCACCACATTGTCTTGAATGACTGCGTTGAATTTTTTATTTGAATCAATGGATACAATGGTATAAGCAAGACCGTAAGGTAAATACATTTTGTATTGACCGTTTTCATCACTGTTTGTGCTTTCAAGTAATGATCCATTTTCTCGGCTATATGCTCGAACCTGTCTTGAAACTGGCGTGCCAAGTTGTTTAATTATGCCAGAAACCACAGTCAGCTTTAAGCTTGAGGATCTGGACGCAATCCCTTTTCCAATCATTACCTTGTCTCCAAAAAAAGAGCGTATTTAATGGCTACCACACCAGTAGAGGAATATCGGATTACATATTTACCCGCATTACTAACGCCCTCTTTAGTGGCACTTTCAGAGCACATTTTTAAGAACGGTAAATAGCCGCGCATTTCATCCGCATTGTCAATTAAAGGGAGGTCTATATAGATATTTTTTTGAGAAATTGCATTACCCGAGTTTTCTCTCCCCCTTCTCAGTGACAATGCATAACCACCTGTGTTGTAATTGCTTATACCTGATTTATTAAACCAAATGCCGCAACGCACTGTATTTACACCAATACCAGCACTATCACTAGACAAGACATAAGATCCTCGTACTTGTGGTGCGCCATACTCAGATTGTGGAATCCGATCAGGAAAACCAAATGCTAATAATGCTAGGTTTTTACCCCAATAGGTTTGATCAAAAAATTCAGCAACACCAAAAACACAATATGTAGCTTGATTTGATGTGTACACATCAAAAAGAAAACTTACTCCGTCACCAACTATACTGAAAGGTGAACCACCAGATAAAGCAGGCGAACTATCTTGCTGATTATTGCTAACTGATGAAAAACTAGGTGTTCGATAGTACCACTTTGACCAACCATGATGTGTGCCGTCCCACTCCCAGTTTGCGCTTGGCGTGGCTGAATTAAATGGCATCTGAGTACCAGTAATCGTATCAATATCAGACATGCTTGACACAATTCCAACCTTTGCAAATTTTGATCCTGTTTCTGCCGCTCCAGGTGAGCAAAAATCATGCACAAGCAGAATCAAGCCAAGTGACTCAGGATCTGTTGATCGATATGCGCGTTTTGTGGTTGTTGATTCTACTGAAGTCTGGTGAACAATCTCAAAATCAAGTGGCGCTGTGAAACAAGATGCTGTGCCAGAAATAGCACTCGGATGCTCCGCAGTACACTCAACGGTAATTGACGCTCCATCTGCACTTAAAACTTTATAATCACCATCCCAACCATTCGTAGAACCAGCAATTCGCACCACTTGACGGTCAATAAAGCCATGACCACTACCTAAATTAATCGTTGCAGTGATAGATGTTGGATTGGATTTGCTTAGAGATAGAATTGAAACATGGTTAAAACCATTCACTAATACCGCATCGAGTAGCGTGATCATTGCCCCCCAATTATTAGTTAGTTGAGGGATACCTTGCATAGTGTTTTGATAATGCTTTACAAGTCCTGCCATTTTTATTCACTCATAAAAAAGGCTGCACATGCAGCCCGTTAGGTTAATTTTTTAAATGTCTCGGTCAATATCGCCGCGATACATAATCTGGAAGTTATCACTTAAAACTGTTGGTTCAGACTGCTTCACTGTACGAATACACCAGATTGGATACATTGCAGCAATGCTATTAAAGCGCAGAACGTTGCCCGATACCCAGCCTGTACCCCAGCCCTCTTTTTTCACCACAAAATATGGCTCAGATGTGACAGGGTTGATTGGTGCAAAATCCACATTCACACTACCTGTCCCGATCTGACCCGACACTTCACCGACACAGCGAAAGTTGGTTGCATCAGTAAATACTAATGCCCAGCGTTCTTGAATCGCACCCTTGTTTGTTATCTCAATCGGATATAGGGCATCATTGTAATTCGGTGTGATTGACCCACCAGTTGCCGTGTCTGCCCATACGCTATTCCAGACTCCCTGTACGAACTTGGCTGTATATCGGCTAAACATATCACCAACCACCAACGCTGAACCGACAATAGAATCTACGGCTGTATAGTTGTGCGTAATTGGTTTTGTAAGCGTGATTTGACCATTGATCTGCACATCATTAATCAACCCCATATCTTGATAGCGATAAGCTGCTGAAATAGGTGCAACAAGAGTGTTTAAAGCAAAGTCGCCGCTTAATGTGACACGTCCATAATCATAATCCACGACATACATATCATAAGGGACTTTCGCGCCGTTGCTATCTTCTAGTTCGCACCACGAAATACGTGCATCATCGAGTTGATACATCTGCCCTGCGACATGGCTTGGCAATTCTTGCTTTTTAGATGAAGCAATTACACCAATATCGCCGACACGGAAAATTGGCACTCGACCATCAGGCGGCAAACGTGTAGCACTTAGACCAAGGATTTCTGAGTCAAGCGGAATATATGTATAAGCCACGGCGTTATAACGTAGGCTGGTTGCATCAATCCAATACGGTACATTAATGTAAGTCAGTCCTGACTCTTGATATTCAAGCTCTGGTAAATACCAATCTTGCCCCTCTATCTCATCACGATTTGCCGATGTAATTTCAGTTTTGGTGTAAAAGTAGATATCAACAAAACCTGTATCGTAATTGATAACACCATGCGCTTGAGCTGTTTCAATTACGCCTGCTTCATTGGCTGTTAATGTCAGTTGACCACCAGCCATTGCAGCAGCAACTACGGTTAAAGAACCAGGGCGAATCGGGATCGTTGGTGTTCTAAAGCTAACGTGCTGAGTTGGCAACATATCGGTGGTGGTGGTTAATGATTGCAAAGTGAGATTGTTATCGACATTAGGCGTCCAACTATCAACATCAACTACACCTGTACCATATTGGATGGTACCGCTTTGAGTACCACTGCCAGTCGCAGCATCAATGTTTCGATAGATCAAACCATTTCGATCGATGAATGTATCAGAACCAACTTTAAAACGTACAGATCCTGAAAGAATCTGCTCATCAAAGCCTTCTGTTAGATCAAAGTTGAGCTTTGCAGCATTCACCTGCTTTGTACCCGCATTCACGCCCGATGTATCACGATATTTTACTTGTACATCAGTGTTAACAAATGCTTTTAAGATCACTTGCACAACACTTTGAGATGAGTGCTGTGGTAAATAGAACTCTGCCATTTTATGTACTCGTATAATAAGTTGCTGATTTGTAGGTTGTAATGGTTCGCCCAGTCACCAATGCTGGAGTCACTTCAACAGCACCCGTTGCATATGTAATTACACCTTGCTGTACCCCTAAGCGATCAACCAAATTACCTGTACTTGCATCGATAGGAACATCAAATAAAGTGACAATTCGGAACTTATCTGGTGGTGATGTCTCATATTCAGAAACTGGAATTTGGAGTTCAACGCTATTGGGCTGAATTGCAGATCCCGTACCGATGGTAAAAGACAGCTTATTGTTTAGATCCGGTGTTACTGCAGATACTGTTTGTGTTTTTGGATCGCCGTAATCAAACGCAAAATTAAACACGGCGTTCTTTTGAGGCAACTTAGTGGGAATAATTTTTCCTTTGCCTGTGGCGTAGTTAATTGTTCCAGTTGCATCACCAGTAAACTGCCCCAGCGCATTACTCGTAGCTGTTTTCCCAACACCTTCAAGCAACCAAGTAACCGTTACTGAGCTTGCAGCAATCGCTTCTTGCTCTAAGTCAAACTCTATTGCCGCTGGCAACACTGGTAAATCAGCTCGCGCAAAGGTTGAAATCGACGTACCCCATAGCAACAAGATTGGCGTTCCCACATCTGGTAAAGCGCCTGTGGTTAGCAACCAAGATCCAGTTTGATAATTGATGCTACCCGTACCAATAGACTCATTGGCTCCAATCAATCGACCAGTACCATTGTCTTTTAGCGTGTAAAACTTGCCTTGAGACATAAACGAAACGCTAAGCGCACCTGGTGCAGGAATTGGCAGTAAAACGCCAGTCCAGTTGGTACCCAAATTATTTGCCGTCACTGGTAAAGCATAGGATTCAAATGGTTGTGTTGGTGCCACTGCAGGTGTGAAGGTAATGTTGATTGTCGTATTACCAGTACCAACTGCATTGGTCCATACGATATGACCAGTTTGATAATCAATTGTTCCGACTTGAGTGCCAGTCAATGTACGTAATGTGCCGCCATTGTCTGTAATTGCCTGGCCAAACAATGTGAATGCTACTGAACCAGGTAATACACCTGAGCCAATATATAAACTTTGGTTTGTATTCACGTTGGTGGTAAAAGGCGCAATAATGGTGCCGCTATTACCAGCCAGCAAAGCAACATTTTCATTTACGGCATTGAGATCAATTAGCGGCGTTTCAGTTTGTGATGACGGAATCAATTGAGAGAATATTGAGGCAGCTTGGATCGTAAAGCTATTTACAACAACATCATCAGCAATCTCAACACTTGCATAATACTTACCGGTATCTGCAACAATCGTGTCTCGAATGATCGTTGGTGATTTAGCTCCGTTGTACCATTGCGCCGCTGATAGCCCGATAAAGTCTCGATCAAGTGGATCATTAATTGAATACGTAGCAATCTTATATTCAACCTGATTATTGTTGATGATTATCGTCGCAATACGAGTTTCAACTTTAGTAATACGTACGTATTGCTCGAACTGGGTACCCTGACCTTCATTCATTACCAGAACTAAAGTATCGCCAACACTACTTTCGGTTTCTGATTTGAACATGGCAACTTGAATCAACTTCATACCCTGCCACAATGTATCAAGCGGCGTTCCTGCGATCTGGCCACCTTTAGCAAGATAGTTTTCAATGCGGTTAGCTGCATTGGTTCGCACGTCGGTATGACTTCTCGTACTAAACAATAAGGCAGAAACATTCGGATCATCTGGGTTCTTTGAAATGAACACCGTAGACCCCATCAGTGACTCAGTATCATCGTTATTGATACCAGCAAAGATCTTGCGAAGTGACACACGGCCCATGGTTCGATCTAATTCAGAAACATCGGGGAAAAGGTTATTACTCTCACCATCAACCACAACTTGGCCAGAATATTTACCACCGCCATCTGATGTATCTGTTAAACGCTCAGATTTATATAAAATTAAATTATTGGTCTCAACTGGCATTTGGCACCTCTAAAAATTTAAATGTGGCGCGGTAATAATCGCCATCTGAAACTGTTGGAACGCCACGTACTGGCTCAGCTTCAATCGCTCCATCTTGATGATTGAAAATCACATTGAACTGTCGTGTGTCATGCGGATACTCAAACACCAAAGTGAATTGCTCATCCTGCAATGCAGACCAATCTTGAAGCTTTGATAATGCAACACGCTTGATCCAGCCTTGCTTGTTTGTTTTAGATAACAGCGTGATTTGTCGCCCAGACTTCTTTTTTCCCTCTTGAATAATCAATGTGCCGTCCACGGCGAACTCTTGATTCTGCTCAATCGGCTTCCAAGCAAATTCGTCAGACCATAAAAAACCGTTCTCTAAAAGAACGGTTTCATTGGTAAATTTACGGATAAGTCTCATTTCTATTCATTCCCCCAGACACCATATTTCTCTCTTAAGAACCAAAGCAACTCCCTATCTCTTCGTGTACGAATCGAATGAGTAATATAAGAATTAAGAAATCTTTCAGTGTCTTTTACAATCTCAAAGTATGGATCTTCTCTGTCAGTAATCAACGGTAATGGAATATTGGTGGGAATAAGGCTATCAAACATAGGTCTGAATAACTTGGCAAACTCGTCAATATATTCATTAGGAACTCTATGCCTAATTTGCTCATAAACCTCCCCCACTATTTCACCCCAAGCCTCTTCAATATTGTTTTGCTCATGGGATTTACGAGGGAAATTGATAATTTTATTCATGTTGACACCTATGTTCTTTTCTTGGCTTGCTCTAATTCTCTGAAGAACTTTTCAGTGAAATCAGCATTTTGATCATCAGCATAAACATATGCAGATTCACTACCATTTGTAAACTCAATTTGGACATTCTTTGGATTACCTGCATCAATATTTTTAGGTATCACAGGTGCTTCAATGATTGGCGCTTGAATATTGGGAACTTGCAGTTCTGGCGCACTACCACCAGTTGTAAATGAAGAACCAGATCGAGAGTTTTTGTTCTCCCAATAATCTAGCGTTTTCTCCATTTGTTGCTTGGTAGTATTAAGATTTTGGGTAGTTCCACCCTTAAGTGCTGTAGTAGTTTCTACCGCTAAACCATATCTAGCTTTATCAGCCATATCACGTGCACGACTCTTATCCATACCCGCAGCAACTAGGCGGTTATAGTAATCCTCAGCCATACCGTTAATCCCATCTTGCATTTGAGCAAGACCTTTATTAGTGGCAGCAGCTTTAGCCTTACGGTCGGCATCCACTTTAGCCATGGCATCCAACCATTCGTCTGCAGTGCTTTTAGCTTCTTCACGGGCAACACGGCCAAGTTCACGGAAACCATCAGCAGCCGAGCCTCGCGCAGTAAGACCAACACGTTCAACCGAATCTGTCAGTTCATCCATTGATTTAACAGAGGCTTTACCTGTTGAATCTATTTTAGCTGACAAACCTAGTGAAGCGGCTTGTGCAGTCATTAATGAGACTCTAGCTTTGTCACCAGTAGCAATAGCATCATTCAACATAGTGCTATATGCTTTTTTAATGCTTTCAGCAGTTGCCAGACCACTTTTTCTCACAACCTCAAAGTTCTTTTGTGAAAGATCGGCAATTGCATTTAACTCATCCTGAGTCTTAATCCCTAATGCTGAAAATGAAGCTAAAACTGGATCTAACACCATTGGTAAAGAACCTGCTTTTTGCTCAATTAGATTCAAGCCATAAACAACTTGCTCACCAGTGATTTTTCCTTGATCTCCCAGCTCAATTAGCTTGGCTTTCGCATAGTCCAACTCTTGCCTAGATTGTGCAGTATCAATCGCCTTATTTAAGCTGGCAGTTAATGCAAGCCCTGTATCAATACCCTGAGCCTTATATTCATCTAGATGATCAATAATCATCTGAATATCATTGCTCGCAGATTGAAATGTTTTAGTGAATTGCCCCTTTAATTGCTCTGCACTTAAACCTGTTCGTTCGAGTGCCAGATCCATTGCAACCTGTGTCACCTGTGCCATTTTATTGGCTTCTTGAGCGGTTCCAGCAAAAGCAGCCTGAGCATTGGTCTGGAATACAACAAGATCTTCGTTAACCAATGCACCTTTTAGTTCAGCACGCAACTCTTGTGCGGTGATCTTACCAGTGCGTTGCAGCATATTTAATGCTGAAACGGCGTTATTGATGCCCATTAGAGAATCAAATTTCATTGACTCTCCGACTTCTTTCAGCGCTTCACTGGTTGGCTTTCCATCCTTAACAAGTTGATTAAACTTGGTGACAAGCTCTTGAGATGCCTTGCTTAATTCATAAGTCTTGGCTGTACCTTTTTCCGCAGCCGCCGCAATCTCCTTTTTCATGTCAGCAGAGACTTTGGCTCTCGCCGCCTCCAATGCTAATTGATCATCAAGCTTTTCTATTGCATCGCCATAACCTTTTAATTTGGCAATTCCTTCTCCAGCCCATTTCCCGATTGGTACCAGCACAGTTGAAACCAACAGACCAGTCGCTGCAACACCGACACCAAGAGCACCCAAACGCCCAATCAACCCACCAAGAGTGCTAGTAGTCGCAACTGTTGAGGCTGCTACCGTTTTAGATGAACTTGCTGCGGTTGTTGCTAATCCGGCTTTTGCGGCTGAGGCTGCACGTGTGGCTGTAGCATTAGCCAACTGGGCTTGAGTGTTTGCAACCACCGAAGCTGTTTCTTGTGTAATTGCAATTGAGGCTGCTCTAACACCTGCCGCCTTATCCAAAAATACAGCAGCAATATTTAATGCTTTGTAGGCAATAAATGCCTGAGAAGCTAATTTCAAGGTGTTGAATATAGAGTCAAGATTATCAGCAACCCATTTTAGAGATTCAGCAACTTTTGTACTAATGCCATGAGATCGATCTAGCTCGCCTATAAATACCATCCATGATGTTTTTACATTTTCGATAGACTGGCCAATTGTAACTGGCATTTTGGAAAATTCTGATTGAATGGTATCGGACTGACTTTGAAGAGCCTTAATAACAACATCAGTGGTTAATTTCCCGTCATTTGCCATTTTACGAAGCTGACCAAGTGTAACCCCCAAGCCATCAGCCAATGCGCGTGATAGCCTTGGTGATTGTTCCATCATGGAATTAAATTCTTCACCACGTAAGACGCCACTCTGCAAAGCTTGATTTAACTGTGTAATTGCTGCGGCATTTGATTCTGCACTACCACCACCAACCACCATTGCTTGATTAATAAGTCTTGTGATTCCTAGGGCTTTTTCTTGTGAATACCCCAATTCAGTTACAGCATTATTGACACGAGTAAATAATTCACCTGTTGCACTTAAGTTCGCCCTGGTCTCAATAGCTATATTTTTAACACCCTCCATTGCAGACTCAAAGTTTCCAGCTTTTTCTGTCGATAATGCAATTCGCGCTTCTAATGTCTTGAATTCATCCGCAGTTTTAGCCAACTCTTGTACCGTTGCGCCAATACCTAGTGCTGCCAGAGCCGCTGTAACAGCATTAAACCCTGTTTTTAAACCCTCAACCTCACTTGATACTTTTCTGCTAATGGTTTCAGTTTCTTTAAGCTCTCTATTAGCCTTATCTGATGCTTGGGTAAATTGGTCAAATGCCTGACTAGCCTGCCCAACCTCTTTCTCAAGCTCATCTACCGCGCGTTGAGCTGATTCAATATCCTCAGGTGTTGCATTGGTTGCCGCAAAAGACTGTAGTTTTAATTTTGCTTGATCTAAATCAGATTTTAATAAGCCTAAAGCTTTTTCAGAAACGCGGCCAAACTCTGCAAAGTTTTTTGCAGTTTCACCAGCATTTGTACCTGCGCCTTTAATGGCCGATGTCGCATTGGTTAAATTCTGGGTAAGGGCACTTACCAATTTAGTTGTGCTTTCTGGAACAATTTCTGCAATATTTTTTGATGCTGTGTTTGCATCATTACTGGTGTCTTTTAATTCATCACCAAGTTTTCCAACTTTTGCAGATGCCTCACCTGCTTCTTTTTCCAGCTCATCAGCAGCTTTGGTAACACTAGATACCGCACTCGTTGCATCGTCAGCCTTGTCTTTTAGGTCATTTGGTATGATTTTTCCAACTTCTTTACCTGTTTTTTCAGATGCATCACGGAGTTTGTCAGCTTCATCTTTAATCGATTTAACAATTGCTTTGGTTACATCATCTGATTGCTTAAAGTTGGATACATAATCTTTTGTGTCGGCTTGCAATACAACTTTAAATACTAATTCTTTTGACATTTTGTTCTCACAATAAAAAAGCCGACTTTTTAAAGGTCGGCTTCGCTTAGAAAAATAGTAAATCTTGTCAATAGAGTTTAAAAGACCTACAGGGGATGAGGTGTCAACAGGATTTTAGGCATTAAAAAACCAACCAAAGTGGTCGGTTCTGTTGATCAATTGGATATTAGTTTTTCAAATACCACTCAATGCTATGGGGTTGCTTATTGCCAACATGATCAAGAGCAAGACCATAACCAATCGCTTTGCGATTTAAAATGTTGGCATGTGTGACAGTTTCCGATACCAAGCCACCTAAACGACCTGCGTAGCTACTTTGCATTGCTGTTAATGCGGGATAAACCTCATTCTTAATAAACTTTGCAAGTATTGGAACGTACCACATTAGAAATTGAACATTTTTGTCATGCAACACAGCATGAATGTGTGGCTCAGTGTCTTTTCGTTTCTCAGCAGCACTATATAAAGCGATCAGATGATGCACGTATTCAACAGCTACTGGAATCTGTTCATATGGAATCTCGTCAATACTGTTTGTGCCGAAACGCTGATTGATTAATTTCCATGCGTCACTTGAGCTTAGGTGTTTAGTCTTAGCCACAAGCAAGGTATGAGCGTCATGTAAAGCCGTGCGTTCAGACTTGTGGGTTTTTACAATTGGCGCACCCACCTCTTTATCCAAAACATCCAGCACCCATTTGCGAAATTGTTTAGCTACTGCGGTGCGTGCAAACATTGCTATTAGGTGACAGCCACGTAATGAAAAGATGCGAGATTTTTTCTTATAATTACCTGAGGTCACTGATTCAGTGACTTGAGTCATGGATTCAGTAAATTCATCTTTATTTGAGTTATAAAGATTACTAACTGACTTAACGCTCTTGTAGCCTAGCGCTTGAGCTAACTCAGTCGATGAAAGCCAGATTTGACCGTCATTTAAAGCTACAGGGTGAAAATTCACATCATGGAAAGATAATGCTAAACTAGACATATCAATATCCTTTTTGATCGGGTTGTTGGTAGAAGCCCTTGCTCTTGGTTGGTAGCCTGCAAGGGCTTTTTATTTAAGGCACTATTTCAATGCCATTGACAATACTTTAACAAGGCACTAATATGGTGTCAACAGTTGATTGGAAAAATAAAATGAGAGATTCGCTTCTGCAAAAACAGGCTGACTACATTAGAACGCAGGTTCGTATGCCACCAGACCTACATGAGGCGGCATCGCAGTATGCCAAGGAAAATGGCATGTCTTTAAATGCTGTTATAAACTTGTTTGTAGAGTCTGGACTAAACCCTAAGAGCAACAACCCAATCCAAGATATAACTACTTTATCAGACGAAATAGCCACCAAAGTCGTAGATTTACTCAATAAAAAAGCACCGTGAGGTGCTTTAAAAAATACTTAACTCTGCCCAGAACGCTTAAAGTTATCATCATTCATACAGTACTCTAAGCTACCCCTCAAAATACCAATCATGCGATAAACCTAACAGTAATCAATTAATGCTGTTGCATTTTCTTGAAACTCTTTGCTTGCTTGCAAAAATACATCCGAAATAAGTTCGTTCTTCTGCATAAATTGCAAGAATCCATCAATTGCATAATCATAAGACTTTATCAGCTCACCTTTCATTTTTGATTCGCAAAATGTTGAGGTTTGTTTTGCCTCTAGATTTCTTTTTATCTCTTGCATATCTTTTACTGGTTGAGATAACGCTATTCTAGAAGTTGAGCCTGCAACCTTGATTGCATCGCTCCATCTTGAAGCAAGCCCCACATAGAATTGTTTATCAGATTCACTTAAGGTTGAAGATTCGATCACCTGCTTAGCCTCTAAATAATCCATTGAATATTTGGATTGCAAAAGTTGAATATCCGCATCCAATATGGCTTTTTTCTTTTTTTGTTCAATTGCATCCTTTTTAGCCTGAACTTCAGCTTGGCGTTCATTTTCTAGCTTTTTTTCATAAGCAAGGGCTTCTTGCTCGCGGCGATCCGCTTTATCTTGACTGTTTTTATACATAAAAAACATTGCTGCAAAAGATAAAATCAAAAAACCTATAATCAATTTTTTCATAAGTCTAATACTCAACCATGCTCCCACAATGTTTGCACTTGCGTGCATCATAGCGAATCAATTCACGACAATCAGGGCAATTTTTTTGCTCTACACCATTTTCATCCGCTTGCAATTTATTTCCTGCAAAATAAGAAAAAGCATCTTGAGCTACAATTTTACTTCCTGATTTTAGTGTTAAGGATTCAGGCTTTCTTACGTAAGGTATGACATCTGGGCTTTTACAGTTTGCGCAAACACCAATGCCGCCCCTGCGCCAAATCATATATATGATTCCTGGTATAATTGCAAAAAACCAAAATAAAACAAATGATATTAAGGTGCTTCCCTTTAGCTCTGATTTACTAACTGTTTTACAAACCTGACACTCAACTACCTTACCAGCCATTTCTTATTCTCACTTACTGCTTACGTCAATTTTAAAAATCTCACCTCTACACACCCATACAGTATATGTTTGCATATCAATGTCGTACTTATATTCAGTAGCAGCGCACGTATAACGACCATCTTCGTATACAAAAAATCTAGGTTTTGGTTTCCCCATTTTCTGTAGCAAGCTCGCTTCGCTATCCCCAACACTAACCAATTCGAATGATGAGCGCATAGAGTTAGTTTCACGTGCAAATACACTTACTGATAATAAAACTGATGCTACCCCTAGCAATAAAATCTTTTTCATAATGTTAACCATTTGTTATTTAGTTCACACAATTTAACAAACAGCAGAAGTTGAGGCAATAAAAAACGCCACATAAGTGACGTTCGGGCTTTTCTTTTGTGGGTATTATGGTTTCCATAGCAACTGAATTAATGCATCGCCATTTCTGCACTCTTAGCCAAAAATGCAGAGCGACTTAAATGTTGTTTCTTGGCGACTGCATCAATACGTTTGACCAATGCTTCAGGCATACTGATATTGATGCGTACAGACTTACTATTAATCTTTGATGTATCAATGTCAACCAATAACCAATACCCACCCTCAAAACGCTCATCATTAGCCCACTGCTCAGGACTTGATGGTTCAGGTAAGTCTAAGTCTTCACCATCAAAATACACCTCTACAGCTTCTTGAGCCATACGGGCAATATCCTGCATGTCATCAGCAGCACTAAAGCACCCATCAAAATCAGGAAAGGTTAAACCATAAGCAGAATCTTGGTCTTTATGAACATATACTGGATACAACATATTTACCTCCATTCCCAGCCAGCTTGTTTATATATATTACGCAATGTTCCAATAGGCATATCTTTACGAGGGTGCGGTACCACGACATGACCCGATTTCTCGGGATGTTTAAATTTTTCATGATCACCCTTACCGCCCACCTTGACCCAACCTTCTTGTTCCAAGCGTTTGATAATATCTTTACTGTTCATTGTGTAATTATACACACTCAAATAGTGTTAAGCTAGCTTAACCATCTAAATGCTTAATATATTTATCCCACCCTTGTTGTTTTGCATTATTAGCCACACGCGTTGCAATTGCATAGGACTTGATTTGCTGCCGCTCTAATGATTGCGCTTCTTCTAAGTATTTTAAAAATACACCATACGGCATATTCATAATATCTTCATGCCTATGCCCATTTTTTACTAAAAAAGCAAATGCATCAAACCAACTAGAATCTTTGGTTTTTTGCCCTGAACTTTGATGATTTTTTTCTCTCTTAAAAAAAGCATCATTGACCTTTATCACATCTAAAACAAGATCAGCAATTGCCTCTTTCTCTTCATGGCAATTCATGAAGTTATCAGGACTCAATGTTGTCGCAAGAGCACAAATCCCCATGATGTTTAAAATTTGAGGCTCAATTAACGGCGTGATTGTTTCTATTGAATAACTTTCCAATGAGTTTTTAATCTCATTTGCAAAGCCAGCAAATCGCTCCAAGTTCTTCACTTGGATCTGCTTCACTTCAATTTTTTGATTAACAAATACATGGGGCAATGATTCATTGTTAGCAAGGAAAAAGTCATTCATAGAAATAATCCTAAAATACAGGCACAAAAAAAGACGCTTATGCGCCCCTGTGCCTGCTCTGTTTGTTTATGCTGCTGATGGAATTGAAACGATATGGCCGTATAAACCCAATGCTGAATCAGATTCTTTTTCCACATCTGACAATGCTTGACCTTGGATCTCGTACTGACCAAGATCATCATGGATTAACGGAAAAGTCGTTTCAGGTGACTTCTTGGTACGCCACAAGCGGACGGCCATGTGTTTTTTAGTGGCCTTGTTAATGCCTTTAAAGAACAACTCGTATTCTTCTTCCAAATCAGATGCAATCGTTGTTTGAGCAACCGCACCAGTTGTATAGGTTGCTTTTAGTGGCATAGTTAAGTCAGCCACATCATTGAATATGACCGTTCCAAACTTCACATCAAGCGTGTACTTGGATGGATCAATCGTTGCTGGTGTGCCTGCTGAATCTGTAAATGAAACCGCTGACAAGTTATACCCATCCAACATGATTTCTTCACCAGCAACCACAGTCCCAATATTCTGATCAGAAACAGTCGCTGATGCAATTTCATGATTGGTACCCGATAAGATGTATTCCAGATTCTCTGGATTGATCTCTTCAAGTTGGCCCGAAAACTCAACACCTGTCGTATTCACCATTACAAAGTCAGTTGTGCTATTTCCTGAAGTACTCTCAGTATGTTCGATCAGATCCGCAGTAATAGAGATTTCAAATTCAGGTACATTGCCAATAAAGCGCATTGCGCCTGCAACACCATTTGCAATTTTTGATAAGTAAAACTTACCTTGCAGATAAATATATTCCTTAGCCATTCACTTTGACCTCTTTGTTTGTTTTTGGGGTGGCTTTAGCTTCATTCACCAGTTCAGCCACTTTTTCTGGCTTGACCTCTTCAATCACCTTATCTGCAAGCAATTGAGTAATTTGCTTTTCACTGAGTCCCGCCACAAAGTCCCCAGCAGTAAAACGCCCCACAGGTTGCAGGGCTTTATATTGTTTATCTGCCATTAAGCAGCTCCTAAATTTTTTGTGATTCAAAAATCACGGTGTAGTAGACAAATGCAGGTCCATAGCCGTCTTTCACCTCTACTATGCGTAGTGGCACAATTGAACTTTCAGGCTCCCATCCAGCTAAGAGATCAATAACTTGATCCAGTAGCTCACCTGCTTCATCAGCAACCGCTGAGATATCATTAAGCTGTGATTTAGCATTGCGACAAGCAACAGTTACTGCCCACTGCAAACCAAGCAAGTTCTTGGAACCTCGACCAGCTTCATCGACCTTTCTGATTCGATGAAAATTGACATGAGCTGCAGGTGTAACCTGCCCCATTTCAGTCACTGATACGGAGTTCAACGGCGTATAGATTTGCTTAAACTCAGGAATCTCTTTGAGCTTTTCAGCAATCTCGGCGCGCACGGCGAAGAAATTAGCCACTTAAGTGTCTCCCTATAATGTTTAAGATTTCCTCATCATCTTCATTGTTGATGCCCAAGAATGAACGAGGCGGATTGACCACCTCTTTGACCTTGCGCCAATTTCCAGCAACATTAAAAACCAAATATTGACCCGTTTTTGGCAGGATATGAGCGCCGTAGTGCAAAGCCGCTGCATATTCAACATTTGTTCCCCATTCCACTCCGCTATCAACAACATTGTGCGTCATGCTGTTCATTAAGCGCCCTGTATCACGCAATGTTTGACCTTTCTGAAGCTCGGCCCTCCATGATTGTTTCCAAGGATTACCATCTACACCCGATTGATCAACAAAGCGCAACTGAGTGGAACTTACGCCGTATGCACCAATTTCATCGAACATGGCTTGTTTGTCATATCCTAAAAGATGATCAAACAATTGAATGATTGCAGAATCCCCATCAGCTTTTATTGATATAGAAATTGGCATAAACACCTCACTTTAAGCTTGGCATTTGATTAAGCACATCATCACCAAAAACACCGCCTCTATACGTTGTCCCAAGAGGTATAGCTGCTGGATTACGTTTCGGCTTTTCCTCAGCAACTTCGTTTTGTTCATTTTGAATGTTGAGCACTGCCTTACGATCTGCGATTCGTTTTAAGTAACTCACCTCAGATTCATAACGCTTCTCTACTTCCTCTGTCGGTTGCTGAAAGTAAAGACGGTAACGAGTGATATTGCAGGCAACACGTTTTAAAGTACTTGGTGTTGATGGAAGCGGAAGATCATAGGCAACGGCGACATAGCTATCAATTTCTTCGGATGCATCCTGAAGGGCCTCATTGACCGCATCAGGATTAGTCTGCATAGATTCAAGGTTAGCTATTTCCGCTGCACCAAATCTTGATTCAAGGTCTTGTCTGGTCGCATACATAAATCACCTTACTTTGCTTCTGGCGTACCTTTATCTGCGTTTTCATCCGCAGTGGCCTTACCTGGCTTTGTGGATTTAGCTATAGCCGCAGCCAAATCAGTTTCAAGTTTTGTGATCTTGGCCTTCAGATCCACAACTTCGCCCAAAGCTTTGTCCTTCTCTTCGGTAAGCTGTTTATTCGTGGCCGTCAGATCCACAACTTCCGCTTTGAGCTTTTCCAATTCTTCAGATGTATCATCTGACGGCGTTTGTTCTGGTGGCTTAAATTCTTCAATTGCGCCAGATGCTAAAAGGGCTTGTATGCGTTCATCATCAAGCCCTTTGATTTCTACACCAGGTAGGAACTGTCCTACCGATTGCAATGCAATATATTTCGGCATTTCCTACCCCTTAAATTGTAATAAAGCCTTGGCCACCAACGATGCCGTTCTTGTTAGATGGCACAACAAGTGGTGAGGATTCAGTTAATAACATGATGCCACTTGGATCTTCTTCATACCATTGACGGTCAAAGTATTCTAAAGCGAGACCATTTGCATGAATGTTTTCGATCTTACATTGCGTCACATAACCGCTTGTGTCGGCGATTAATGCAAAGTAATCAACTGGAATAAAGCGTTTAGTGGTGCCCTTATTCTTATATGTTGCATCATAAGTCCAAATTTCGAGGTCACCCAGATAGCCTTTAAATTTAGCTGATTTAGATGCATTTAATTCAGGTCGATACGGAACACTGATACCCGCATAAGGTGCAACAAACTTAGCCTTAAAGTCTGGATTCTTCTCCAAGACCGCCCAAACTTTACCAGTTGTAAGGATCATTGTTGCTTCACCGCCGTTTGCATCCAACATGCGCTGAGCCATAGTGTCGATATCCTCGACAGGCGTTGCATTTGCTTGATCCCATGCTATTGCAGGGGTAAAGGCTAACGAAGCGTCACGGCCAAATGAAACCACATTACGGCTATAATCGTCGGACTCTAAAACCACCTTTCCAGTGACAACCAATTCAGCAGCCATTAGGATTTTTCGGTTATCAATTGAATCATGATTACGCTTAACCGTTTCAATTTGAGCAATCATATATTGCTCTGCCGTGCTCAATTGGTTTGAACCCGTTGCAACAATACCTGCATCACGTAAACGAGCCAAAAGCGCCGTATCCCATGCGGTTGCTGGGGTAACCTGATTTTTAGGTTTTAGATAAGCAGGCTTAATATAATCAACTTCAATTGCAGTTGTTGGGTCAAACGCACGGCCTGCAATTTCAGGTGCTACCAGTGGAGCAATATCAGATTCAATCTCTAATTCAGCGATTGGCACAACATTTGTGGTAAATGATTTACGGCGTGGGAAAAGCTTATCCAACAACCATGTATCCATTGGCGCATTGGCTGAATGAATCAAAACTAATTCATTGACGTCAAGCAATTCCAACGGTGAGTTATTAATTTCAAAAGTTTGTGGCATTTTTTACACCTTCGCTAATTCAATGTTGTTTTTGGTTGCTTGTGCACGGGCAGCCGTATATTGATTGGTTGCTAAAGCGGTACCAGAAATGGAAACTGCTTCAACGCTATAAATACCACCGATATAAATTGGAATTTCAGTACCATTTGCTGCTGCAGTAGTTGCTTCAGCCGCTGTCAGTGTAGCCCCGCAAATTACACTCCAAGTTGAAGCATCAGCTGCATGAGTTAGAACGTTAGCGGCTGACAAGGTAAGCAAATCACCTTTTTTATAAGCTGTTGCCGTTGTGACCTTTGCATTGGCTTTTCGTGTTTTACCGACATCCAAATTGAAAGGACGTGATGTGTGAGATGTGCTAATCGTAGTCATCTATTATTTCCCCTTGTTTTGAGCTGCAAATGCTTTAGCACCAGTTGAAAATTGATGCTCTTGGTTTTCTTGAGTAACACCCTGCTGACCACCATTAGCCTGGTGCTTAAATAAATGGCTTAAATTGCCAGCTGGCTTGTCATTTTTCGGTGCTGAGAACTGACGCATTTGTTTTGCAGCAAAGGCAAATGTTGTATCGTCCATTTCTGTATATGCTGTTTTATCTTCAACACTGAATTGAACTTTTAATTCAGTTTCAAGTGCAGCGATATCTTCCGTACGTTTTGTTTCCTTGAACTGCTTCAACTCAGTCAAAGCATTGTCACGTTCAGTTGTAAGCTGTTGATTATCAGCTTTCAGTTTTTCTAATTCGGTCACGTCTGTGTCCTCTTGCTTGTTAAATTGTTTAGATGTGTGGCTTGCTGCTACTGCAGACGTATTGTCATCAGCACCAAGCGCACAAAATGAAACTTCACGGATCACACCGTTACGGAAAATCCTGATAGGCCCTTTAAGAGTTTTGCCATTTACAACAACTTCACCTCGTTCAACCTCTTCAATTGAACCTGGTACGATATAAACCGACATTTCCCACGGATAACCCTCATCACTGTCTTGGGCAACTTCTTGGCCGTTCTTGTTAGAGAGCAAATCACCAGAAACTTTCAGGCCACCTTGGTTGTCTTTGGTGAAATTACGAACCACACCTGCACGGCGACCAGGATCATGATCGATCAAAGCCCCTAAGGGTGTTTTCATTTGGATTGTGTCCAGATCAAAGATCACATCACCCCAGTAGTAATGGCTTTGAATCACTTCACCACTGTAAGCAACACCAGTAAATGTACGTTTTTTCCCTTCTTCAGTTGATTTCTGAATATCAAAAAGATTGGTCTTAAACTGGTACGCTGAGATTGGCGGATCTGGCTTTTCGTTTGTTTCTGCCACTTTTCTTTCTCCATAAAAAAACCGCCCTAAAGGACGGCTTAAATATTCATAAAGTTAATTTAATAAGGCTCTTAGCGTGTAAATAAGCTGCCCCTTGTTTGTTTCAATCGATACGACCTCAAAAGCCAGACCAATTTCAAATAACACCCCTTGGCCTGCATGCAGCTTGGCTAAATCAATGCCTGCGCCATTTGCATTAATGATATGAATCATCACATCAGACCCACTGCCTGCAACAAGCATGGGCGAGTTAAGCGTTACTGTTTGCCCCACTTGATACGCTGCTACTTGATTTAATGTTGCTGCTCCCATCACGGCGGTAGTGGTATTCGTTGCGATTGCTTTAATCTGTGCCATATCACCCTTAACCCAACGCCGTATAATGTCATCAGCCAACGAAATAGAATTACCGTTGAGATATGCACTCAATGCTGAATCATTGCCCTGCACGTAATCTAAGAAGGTTTTGATTGCACTTGGTCTGATACTTGGATCAAGTGGTAAAGCCTCATTGACGATAGCTTCAAATAGATCACGGCTTTTATCTGTCATTGGTGAAAGTAAGCTTGATAATTTCTGACTAGCTTTCCATTCAGCAATCACAGCCTGTTTCTGCACAAGCAGATACTCTTTGTCCAGAATTGATTGAGCAATTTTCGAATCCACTACAGATTCCATTTCACCAAAAGTTAAAGGGCTTGTAGACCAGCCATTAGCCTCTGCGATAATCGGCAGATCCTCATCGGAAGTAATCCCATATTTAAGAGCCTGAGCTTCTGTTAGAGCAATGATTGTGCATCGACACATATAATCCCACGGCGCATAGTATTTCAGCCAGAATGGATCATCTATGTGACGTATGATGCGGTTAAGTGCAATATGAGAAGGTCTAACCCGATTATCATTAATAGCGACATACATTAAATAAGGCCGATTGGCTTTATTCTTTTGCTGTTGCTGCCACCGCCCATGGCCGTAAGCTGTTTGGATATTGGTCCTAAAAACGTTCTTGAGATATGGCTCGCTTAGGATGATTTCATTCTCAGCAACCAGCCTTTTAAAATCATTGAACGTGCCGCCGTCAATCAAAATCTTATTGACTGACTTAATCACTGTTTCGACCTGCTCAATACTAGACAGAAAGCTAACCGTTGCAGCCATCTGCCTTGTATTTAGGTCCAGTTGATAAAACTCATCAGGTAATACAATTTTTCGGCTCACAGCAAAATGAATAGCTTCCAGAAATGGTATTGGCTGCATTCTTATTCTCCACTTGCTGTGACATACCCCAATACATCAGCTGCATATAAAGCCATATCAAGATTAGCTGCGAATTCTGAATCACTTGCACCTGGCATAAGTTGCATTAAATTACTTGCCAATTCTTCTGGTGTGTCGCTCTTCTGAATCAAATCATTAATCTGCTTTGCACTTAATAATTGAATTCCCTTCTGTCCATCAGTTAGCTCTTCGACTTCCTGTTGTTCAGGTGTGAACTTTTTTACTGATGCAGCAAAACTAAATGAACTCTTCGGCAAGGCTTTAAATTGCTTAACTGACTGCACCTGAGGTGTTTCTGCAACATCGCCGTCCTGCAAACCGTACTCACGCGAGAAATATTGTTGTGTAAGGTTTGCACCCGCATTTTTAAGCTTTACATCACGATCTGCCTGATCTGTATTAAGTTGCTTAGTTTTCTCGCCTAAATAGACCTCATGTTTAGGCCAGTTATTCAAAGTACACAAGGCATTTACAGCTGCTTGAAACGTTGGTGTAACCAGACGGACATCCGCATTCAGCTTATCTTTGCGCACATTCTCATGCACCTGACCTAATGCACGACTCCCTGTGCCATCAGTTCCACTTGTCAGTGTTTGGCCAAGAATCACTTTCTGAATTTGGCGGATCAAAACGTTATTGAAAGTTTCAAACGATGCACCTGCAGTACCATTAGCTCCTGCAGTTAAAACCTGTACATCATCTTCAGAATCAATCGAAAGTACACTTTGAGCATGCGCATTAAGCAATGCCTGATTCATATCATCTGTTTCTGAATCTTTGCATTTACCCAAAAGAATTGGTGTGCCAAAACGCTCAAGAAATTTCGCCCAAAACTTAAAGCCATTCTGTTTAAAGAAGTTCAACCAGTACAACGTAGCAAGTAAGGCTTTGCCATATGGCTGCTCATAGGTTGCCTTACGCCGTGTTAGAAAGAATTTAAGCTTCTGATCGACTACTACCTCTTGGCCTGTTCCTTCGGGCCGATAAATCAAACGCCCATCATTTTTAGGCTCAAACCACTGCATCGGCTTTTCACCGATCCATTGCAGCCCTATGTGACCTTCAGGCTTTTCTTCATAGACTGCCTCTAAAACCGAGTAACCAAAAAAAAGTGCATTAACTGCGCCTGATGCCAACTCTGTAAACCACTCTTTAAGCTCCTGCATGAGCAACAGTGCTTCAGGTGTATCACTCGGCTCAATTCGGAACGGCGTTGCTAGTAGCGCATCTATACGTGTTTCCACTGCCTGAGCAATCTCATCATCATCAAGTAAAATTTTAAGGCGATGACGAGAAACACCAGCCTTGCGCAATACCTCGTCTATATCAGGTTGTTTACCCAAGTTATAGAGCATTGACACGGCGTTTTGTTGGAATAAGCTTCCCCCAGACAAAGCCTTTTTAGAAGCTTTGTCTTCTTTCTTAGACTTTGCCATTTTGGTACCTTATTTAAAATGTTCGACTTCCCGCTGTTGCGGGTTTTTTAGATTGTCTTGATTCATTCAGATCATTAAATGCATCACTACATCCATCGACCTGATCATCATGTTTTGCATTAGGGAAATTTCTTAACTCTTCAATCAGTGCTTTATTCCAGTCACCGCGAAGCATCTTCACATTCCCCACATTGACCTGTGCTGCAAATGGCTGTGCCCTTGTGATCTTATCGCCTGATACTGGCTCAGCTTTTACTTTGAATCCTGATAATTTACCTACAAAGTTTTTTGCTTGAGATTTACCTGCCTGACCAGGATCTTGTGGCAAGCGGATATAAACACCTTTGCCATCTATCTGAGCTGTTTGGGTAATGGTATTTTCCACTCCATCAGGACCCCAACGACCACGAACCATATCGGTGATGTAGATTGTGTTGTCTGGTGCTTTAGCCAGTTTAGGTCCCGCTGTGTAATCACCTTCATTCTCTGTTGCAGCCAAATCCCAAGCACGACACTCTTTGATAATATCGGTCGGAATAGCATCAACAATTTCGATTCTATCTGGCTTAAAGAAACCACCAGCAGGCGGCGCAGGGCGTTGTTGATACTGACCTGCAAAGACATACGGCGATGCATCTTCCATAACCCTAAGGCGTTCTATGGTGTGCTTTTCAGGCCATAATGCAGAACCATCTTCTTGTATAGCCGAAAAGCACAAATGCTCCCATTCTTCACCATTTCCGCCGTCAAGCAACCACCCCGCTAGATCCTCTTCATGTAATCTTTGCATAATGACAATGATCGGCGTATCAGGTGAGTTGGTACGAGATTCAAGCGTATTTTGAAACCAATCAATCACCCCATCACGGATAGTTTTTGATTTAGCTTCACTTGCCTTGTGTGGATCATCAATTATGATCGCACCACCAAAAGAATCTCGAATCTTACCTGCGCCGAAACCTGTAATCGTTCCGCCTGTACCTTGTGCATAACAAACGCCACCAGCCTTGGTGCGCCAGTCATCCTTAGCTTTACTATCATCACGCAATACAAAATCAGGAAAGACATTTTTAAATGCCATTTCCTGCACTAAATTACGTGTTTGAAAGGCATTATTTGCAGCTAGGGTTGCTGAATAACTGATATGAATGAATTCGCTATCAGGCACTTTACCGAAGCACCAAGCCATAAAATTGATTACGGCGAGCTCCGTTTTTGAATAACGTGGCGGAATGTTAATGATTAAGCGCTTCGTCTCGCCGTTAAACACCCTCATGAGCGCATCACAGACAATCCGATGGTGCCAATTGTGTCTCCACTTGTATTTACGGCGTTGCTTAAACAAGTACCGAGAGAAAAAATAAAGATCTTCTTGAGCTTCAATTTGGATTGCTAGATCTCTGCTTGGGTCAGAATTCATTTAGTATCTTCTCCCTTGCATTTAAATATTCTTCTACAGTTGTTTGGGTTTGAACTGTTTTAATAGGCCCACCACCAGCACCCGTTAATTCCGTTTTATTTGTGTATAGCCCACCACTATCCTTTGCCGCTTGCTCCATGATGCGCAAAGCCATAACAGTATTCTTTGTTTTTTGAAGCAATTTATCGTATTGCTTCATTCTGTAATGTTTATTTGCGATGGGAATATCTACTAAACCTTTGTCAAATTTTTTTCGAGTATCCTCAAAAAGTTTTTTAAATTTTGCACTAAGGTTTTTCCCTGCGGCTTTTGTTGGGTCGTATGCAGCACACTGCATTCGATCCACTTCAATTCCAAACTCTTGTTTTACCAGAATTGCTACTTCTTGAGGTGTATCACGGCATGCAAGAGCTTGAACTATAAAAATTTTCACAGGCTCTTTTAAGGCTGCCATAACCACCTCTCCGTATGACTACGTATAACAAGATAGTCAAAAAAAATGAGCCAAACGGCTCAACTAATAACGCATGTCCCACAGCACTTGGAAATATTTACATCTGATACAAACGGCGCTTGCTTCGCTACTTCAACAAGTCGCTTCACGTTTTCGCTTGCTCCCCATCGTTTGACTACACCCACAAACTCCTCTACATCATGACCAGCAAGGTAATGCTTTGGTAGCCCAGTCATATCACTGTAGAGCGGCTCACCGTCATCATCTCGCTCAACGCCGATGTGATATAGCTCATGCTCAATCAAAGCACAAAAGTCTCGATCAGTAGCTTGCTCGCAAAAACTTGCATCAATAGTAATTAAATAGATCGGTACAAAACCATACCAGTCGCGCATCTGTTGCTCTTGTCTTGCTTTACGCCATCCGCCCTGGTTAAACATAACCTTTTCACATTGACCTAAAACCATACGCTTTTTAGCAACGGCGGCGGATGATGCCCATGCAAATGAAAGAAACTCTTCATTGTCGTGTAGCATCTCAGCGATATGGTCATGATCTGGATTGTAGAGTTCACCCTCTACTGTTAGATAATTGGCAATCACCCAGTCCTTTAAATCAGGTGCAGGTGCCAAGCGTAAAGCTTCTTCTTCATCGGCTCGATCAATCAATTCAGTCGGTGGAAATGGTCTTATTTGGCTCATTAAATGTATGCCTCTTTAAATTTTTAAGCCATTGCTGTGCAAAGTGGGCTTGTATCTGCAATGGCCCCGCTTCGTTAATCTTAAATCTTGCGGCTGACTCTAAACGAACGATAGTAAATCCCATTTCATAAGCGGTATGTTCACGATCAGCATCATGTGAAAACTGCTTTCTTTTGCGACCAGCAGACCAAGGTCCGCCCGCTATTTCAACAAGGATTCGATACTCAATTAAATGGAAGTCAAAACGCCAGTGTTTTGTTGATTTAAACTGGAACAACGTTTCATATTTAATTTCCAAAATCTGTAAGGCACGCTCCATATCCTCAAAAGCTTCTAAATAGTTTTGTTTCGCTTTCGGCAACGGCGTATTTCGTGGCTTATTTTTCTGTTCGCGCTTTTTGGTGAGTTGAAAATATTGATCGGCTTCCATAATTTTCACCCATAAAAAAGCCCCACATTGGTGAGGCCTCAGAAAATAAATTTATTACTTTGATTTATTGTCACCCAAGCCTTTAGGCTTAGAATCTCCAATAATCTTAATCGGTGGTGTTGGAACTGGTGGTGGTACTGGCTTTGAAGCATGTAATACCATGTTATTTGTGCTCCAGTTTAGTTTTATCACTTCTTTCTTCAATAACTATTGGAGGTCTATCAACCTCAGGGGGAACAGGTTTGTTAAATCTAATCTTTTCCATATTACTCAAATGATCAAAATATCAACTATAACTAATAGTACAGTTAACACAAACATTAATCCACAGAATTTTATCTCCATAAAAGCCTTGTTCAAATAATTGACTTTTATCGCATTTCTATCTTCATATGTCTTAATTACCCCAGCTATATCAATGGAAAGATAATAGTAAATAGTTGTGAGCTCATTTTGAGTAAAGTAATCAACCATTTTCTGATTATTTTCTAGTTTTCCAACTTTACTAACTTCAAGAACGTGGAATAAATTTCTAGCTATGCTGGAGAGTGACAAGAATACAAAAACCATCAAAACAACAATAACGTAAACAATAAAAGATTTGTTTCCAACATTAAACAAATACTGTTTTGAAAATATACTCATGGCTGCAATTATTATTGATGTAAAAGTTAAGTATTTAGCAGCCTTATCCTCATGTTTCGCATGTAACGCCTTTACACTTTCTAGTCCTTTCAGCTGAAATTCATAAAGTGTTTTATAAACTTCTTTATCAAATAGATCATCGTCAGCCATAAACACCCCAAAATGACAAAACCCCGCATTCGCGAGGCTTTTGAATGGCTTAAATATATAAATAGCCAACTTATCACAAATATGCCATACCTCGTGCGCACACTCAAGTGGTTTTTTCAAAACTTTCAAAACTAAAATGGGAATAGCGACTTTTGATAAATGCAAAACCACATTTCAAATCTTGGCGAATTTGATTTACTGATGTATCACAGCTATCAGCAATTTTTCTTAATGAATTGCTTAAAACGTGATGTGACCAAATAGTGGAGATCCATTCTTGTAAAATTTCATCTTCAATCAACTGCAGATCCATAAACAACCTTTGGATTGCTCGCGCTTCATTCTCATTAAGTTGACAGCAAGTACCAGTCTTTTTAATGCATAACCGGTCTTTCAGCTTTTCATCATTCATATACATTGCGAGAAGTTTTTCACGCTGTTTTTGAGTGATGCGCTTAGTAGGCATTGTCTTAACAACACGGACCATCTTTTCAGAGTCACCATTAATCCATGCCCCCAACTGTCTGCACCATTCCTCAAAAGTATATTTAGACCAATCCGTTGCTTGCATAATTGTCATCACACCCATCTCACACCTCTCTCACATCAATATTTAAAACCGTTTTCATCAAATGCTTTTTGTTTCTATAACTGTCTTTCTTTCTTGTAGCTTCTGACTTCACATCTTCAACTACATACTGGCCAGTAATGTCGTAGTACGTGAAATCTGCAAAATAACGTAATGCTGGCTTTGCCCTTTTCTCCCCTTCAAGTTTGGTTTTAGGTGCAAGTTCAAATTTTGTGTGATGTTCTAAACTAATTATCTCCCCTCGTTGTTGCATAGCTTTAAGCTCGATGTACCGCTTGTGCTCTTTCTTGCTATCAAACGTCATTCCGTCTAATTCAACTTTCACTGCATTGAACTTGTTGCTCTTGGCCACTTTGGTTTTGGGCTGCTTGAGAATTTCACGGCGGTACTGATCGAGGCTCATGGAGGTCATTTAAGCCCTCCATTTAAATATTGTTTAAGTCTTACACCTATCCAGTGCATTACATTTACAGCCATGCTGTTTCCAAGTGCTTTATAACGTTTGCCAGCTGCGACTTTTGGGACATTGGTGTAATTATCTGGAAAACCTTGCAGGCGCTCACATTCAACTTCTGTTAAGTAACGCGCAAGTGAGAAAATGTACGGCGGTAAATATTGAAAAACTGCTTGTTGAATTGGTCCACCTTGTTTGCCACCGCAACGCAAAGTTGGTGCGATGTTGTTGCCAAGATCCCGCAATGCATCATTTTTGGTTCCACAAAGCACAACACCATTTTTCTTTGTAGATACTATTGTGTAAGCGAGCTCTATATTAATCCCTGTACCACTTGAGCCTGCTCTACACTGACCAATAGTGTTCCCATTAATCCCATATGAAGTGATTAAATATCCACGGTCATGATTGGCTAATAAAGTTGGGTACAATTTATTAGAAATAGCTGCATTTACTGTCATTCCACCAATACCAATTGCATGTTTGATATAGTAATCACCACAAAATGCTTCTTGGTTGCCCAACCATTTCTTTTCGCCATGCGATGCTAGTAAGGGTGAAAGGTAGGTTTTTCCGCTAATAGTTTGGCTTGCTCTTGAAGTGTGTGTTGTATGATTGGTGGCAATACCTTGCCCCTTGCTGCTGCCCTGCGTAGGATCCCCAAGCATGCTTTTTCGCTCAAAAAGTATTTCTCCGATACTTTCTGTTCTAGCACTTGCGACAACAAACACACGCTTGCGTCGTTGGGCGAGTCCGAAATGTTGAGCATCAAGGACTCTCCAATAAACTTGTCGAGATGGTCCAAGCACACAACCAGCGTTTGGCCACTTTCTCCCTGACGGCTTAAGTTCACACCCCGAACCTGCAAGCCCTCCCAAAAAGCAGCCGAAAGCATTGTCTTTTGTGTTGAGCACACCGGGTACGTTTTCCCAGAGGGCAACGCATGGCTCATTTCCTTGAATAGATCTAACTGAATCAATTGCATCTAACAACTCCACATACGAAAGAGTAATTTGCCCGCGCTCATCAGCTAGGGATAAACGCTTGCCAGCTACTGAATACGCCTGACAAGGTGTACCACCAACAAGAACCACTGGTGCTTCAACTTCTCTATTTAAAATATTGTTTTTAATTAATGTCATGTCACCAAGGTTTGTCACATCTGGATAGTGATGATTCAAAATTAGACTTGGTGCTTTTTCGATTTCTGCAAACCATTCAGGCTTAAAATCAAGGCTATGCCATGCAACCGTTGCTGCTTCAATACCTGAACAAACAGAACCGTAGTTAACAAGATTATTCATGCCGCAGCTCCCTTGGATTGCTTAAAGCCCAACTGAATTAAGTGTGAGATATATGGTTTTTGTTGTTCAGGATCTGAAATCAAAGCAGCCATGCGTTTTGCTGCATCCATCCATGATTCACCGCTTTTGCAAAATGAATCCTTGAACTCAGGTAGAAAAACCAGTTGCTTAGCGAATGCATACAGCTGCTTGTCTGAAGCAAATGTAATCACGTCAGGTGTGTTGTTTTCAGATTGAGCCAATTGGCCAGTAATTTTGTTTTCAGAAAAACGTTGTACCGGTGTTTTCATCTTCGCGTACTTAGCGCGAGCTTTGAGCATCCACTCTGCGAAGAATTTAGCCATCAAGTCATCAGAATGATTTCTATCCTGGTTAAATTCTTTGAACGCACTTAGCTCTCGTTCAAACCATGACGCATTAAAAATCTCGCTGGTATCGATTGAGTGATCGATAGAACAAATTTCTAATTTCAAATTTTCAAAAACAAACCAGGTATTTTTTTTATTTTGATAGTTGTTTTTGATAGTTGTTTTATGTGGGTTAAAATTCTTTACCACTTGAGGTAAAAATTCTTTACCACCTGTGGTAAAAATATTTAACCACTTGCCTTTTGTAGTGGTAAAAAAATTTAACCACTTTGGTAAGTTATCCACATTGCTATCCACACTATTAAGGTGGTAAAAATATTTAACCACCACAGATTTTTTTGAACTAATTTTTAGCCAAAATTCAGCCGCAATTTGAGATGATTTTTCACCATATCCAAAGTGGTAAAAATTCTTTACCATGTCTTTTTTGAACAAAAGTAAAGATTTCACCATCACTTTTTTTTGTGGAAATTTGATCCACTCACCAAAGTCGAAATTGTCTATTGGTGAATAAACATTCCCATATTTTGATTGTTGGTGCTTCTTGATAAGGCCAACTTCCTCAAGCTCATTTAAACATTTGATTACTGTAGGACGGCTTTTTAAAGACAAGCTTTCAAGCTGACGCAAAGATAATGCATCACTCTCTTTAGTCCACCCACGAGTTTTTCTAATGATGAGCAGATAGATCTTCACTGACGCATCACTGATTTTGTACATGGCATCATCAACAAAAGCGTTGGCAATCTGGAATGAATTTGGGACAAACTTACTCATTAGCTGCCCCCAACTTTACTAATCCACGGTAAGCAAGCTGTCGAATAATTCTTGGCTGAATAAACTCGTTGTTGATCTTGTAGCGAGTACGGGATTTTTCTTTCACCTGGATAAGTTTGTGACCATCCTCCATAAGACGACGAACCGCTATAGCTTGCCCCCCCCATCTGAGTTGTATGTTCGAGCACGGCAAATTTTTCCTGTGCCTCAATTGCAGCGTTCATAGCTGATAAAGGCATCACAGCAAGTTCTTTCGCCGTATATATAGTTACAGGCTTCTCAAGTGGTATAACCAACTCAATTGGGGCTTTTGAAATATTCACATCCTGCTTTCTTTTTGCGGCATATCTCATGCTTCACCATCCTTCGACTTAACATAGCCACCAAAAGAGTTAATACAATTAGACTTAATCAGACTGCCAGCAATTTGTTGAGCCAACCATTGAGTAATTTTGAATTGACGAGCCATAGTCTCAGTAAATTCAGTTTTAGTAACTGCAGCATTATTTTCGTCATAACCTTTGGTGCGAAGATTTATCTTTTTCTGCTCAATCAACTTGTTAAGCAAAACTAATGCAGGCTCATAAAATGATTGAACCTGTTGGTTTTGTTTAAATTCTGGTTGTTTTTGGAACTTGGAGTTCATGACACCTCCTTTTGCGCCGTCAAAGCTCGGCTATAGAAAATGCTTTCGTCATTCGAAAAAGTTCTACACCCAGGTGAAATATGGTTTTCAATGTGAGTGTCATCATGGATATCGCTTAAACGGCGTTTAGCTTTGATTTCAGCAATGGATGCATGGCGTATTTCGCTATCCCACATCATCAGCAAATCTAAACCTGCACCAGTTGTCACAACAAAATCCTCATTTATCTGAATTACTTCATACACAGATTCAATCAGGTGGTTTTGAATACGCGCATGATCTTTGTAGACAACAAAGTCCCCTAAAACGTAATCCGAGCTATCTGGTATTTCCGGATAACTAGAAATTAAACAATGCGTACATGGCTCTTCTTTGAAGTTGCTGCACTTGTTAGCACATGGATGTTTTGATATATTGGTCATGTGATTTAATCTCTCTGGTTAATGAACATTGCTAAAAGCTCGAATTGCAACTTCGGGCTTTTTGCTTATTTGGAATACTGAAAATAGATTTTTGAATACATTTCTGTATTCACTTGAATACGTTGTATTCTTTGATTTCCTTAGCTCTTTAATAGATGATTGGCCTAAATCAACTTCGATCTTTAATTCAATGGCCTCTCTAATCCATTTCGCCCGATTGCCTTCAGCCAAATCGTCTACCAACTGTCTTACCTCTACTGGTACGCGAGTTGTCATTGGTTCTAGAAGTTTTGGTTTTATGTTCTGCATGGCTGCAACTCAACAATCGGGGTTTGGAATTCTTTCAGGGATGGGCACAAATCCTCTGCCTTGAACTTCCCATCTGTAGCTTTTTCTGCACGGATCGCTACAAGTTCAGACATGTTCTTATTTTGTCGCACCCATCCAGATACTGAGGGTTGGGAAACTTTTAGGGCGTTGGCTGTATTTTCTTGCCCTCCAAAGTGATCAACCAAAGATTGATAGATGTTTTTCTGTAGCTCATTCATGGTTATATCCTATGTAAAGATATAGCCATATTATAACTATAGTTATTATCAGTCAATAACTATAGTTATTTGATTGCTTATAGCCTAGGTTATATATTGATTGAAAAATGCGGTATATGGTTTATGACTACACTCAAAGAGAGATTGAAAGAATCTCGAAAGAAAGCTGGAAAGACACAAGCTGAAGTAGCTGAGGCCGTAAAAATGTCACAGCCTGCTTATCAAGCGCTTGAGTCAGGCAAAAATCAAAAATCTTCCTTTCTACCTCAGATAGCTCAATTTTTGGGTGTAGATGTCCTTTGGCTTCAAAATGGCGAAACCAACAAAAATGCAGGTGCTGTTGTTTCATTAAATAAGCTGGATATCGAAGCATTTAAAAAACAGCACAATATTCTTGATAGTGATGACGCTGTTCTGTTCTCAAAAATTATTGAAAAACCATTTGTTATTTCAAAAAGATGGGTCCCAGTAAAGGCTTATAGTAAAATGGGAATGGACGGCTATTTCTCGGATATGGGATATGAAGGCAATGGTGGTGATGGATATATTCCCACCCACGCTGCTGGTGAAAAGGCGTATGGAATTAAGGGTACTGGCGACTCTATGTTTCCTGCCATTCGAAATGGCTGGTTTGTAGTGTGTGACCCAGACGCTGAGCCTGTGCCGATGGAATTTGTTCAGGTGTGTCTAAAGGATGGACGTTGCACCATTAAAGAGTTTATCGGCATACAGAATGATGTACTAAGCCTTATTGCTGTTAATGGTGGCGAACGTCTCACATTTAATATGGATGAAGTTGAGAGTGTCACAGCTATTACGGATATCGTCCCTCCTAGTCAACATAAGCCTGAGCACCCTAATAGCTATTAACAACTTACTGAGCTAAATCATGATAGCAACACTCAACAAAGCCAAAACTGCGCTAACGATCAATCGTCAAGAATTCAAATTGGCATTAGGTAAAATTGGTGCAGGAATAGATAAACAAATAGCCTCCCTTAAAAAAGCCAAGCAAAGCTATGATGCTGCGGAAATTGCACGTGAGGTCATAGGTGAAGCAAATATCTTTGAGGCTATTATTGAAGGCTTTAATGAAGCAGAAGAAACTAATCTAAAACTTACTGACATAACTAATCTTGAAGTTGCACAGGGATGGGTGGATGAGTTTTTAGAGAGGTATTCAAATATATAAGATTAAAAAAACTGTGAACCCGACACAGCCATTTCAACGGTTCGGGAATTAGGGGTAAAAATGGCAATAAACACAACTGCAACAATAGTAGATAATAATGAAGCTGTAATAGATACGAAATTTAGAATCTATTATTCAACAGATAAATTTGTCCCTATTCCAATTGTCATCGATGCTTTGAAAGCAATCGAGAGCATGCTTAAGCATACCAATAAATTCGTCGAGGCGGCTTATCCCGGCATTAAGGTTTACGATTCAGATGTATTTATCGAACACTTAGAAAGTGGTAGTCTTGGTATTGAATTGGTTGTGCGGTGGGTGCTGGGAGATAAGAACTATGAACGTGGTGCTAAACTTACCGATGATGCCAAACAGTATCTTGTTGATGTTGTTCAGGACAGTCCAACAATGAAAAATATTGCTATTGCAGCAACCTCAGCTATTATTGCGGCTGGAGCAACCTATGCTTATACAAAAAACAGTGCTCCAACGCCCGCACCTGTCACCATTATAAACAATGGTATTATGAATCAATCTGGCACAATGATAATCACCCCAGAACAAGCTGAAGATATACTTGATAAAATTCCAAAAAAACAAGCAGCTAAAGATGCAATTAACTTTACAAAACCAGCCAAACTTGATCCAAAATCGGAAATTGAAATTGGTGACGTAAAGAACTCTAATGACAACATTCAATCCATCACACTCGATGCGAATTTTATTCAGAAGATCCCTGATACCTATGAACCGCCAATACCCCAGGAAAAAGAGGAACGATACACAAATACTCCAATAGCAATTTTTGCAAGTGATAAAGACAAACAATCCAGTGGCTGGGCTGGAATAATTCCTTCAATAATTGACAAACGCATTAATTTTGAAATTGATGAAAGCGTCAATCCATCTCAGTTACACGGACGTTTGAATGTAAATGCTGACTTAACTATCCATGAGCGATTTAATCAAAACAAAAAGCGTTATGAACCTTATAAAGTGGTAATCACAGCTATTGGTTAAGTTATTCTAATTTAACAACCCACCCAGTGTGGGTTTTCTTTTGTCTATTAAAACATAATTATAACTAAAGCGATAAATTTATAATTATATTCTTGACTATTAAAATAACTATAGTTATATTTATCTCATGAACAGCAAAAAGCCCTGCAGACTCTCACATCAAAACAGGGCTTCTCACTTCAATGAGGTAGATTATGGAACAAAAAACTATTCAAAGCAATTCAGCCTTGCACTTCGGCAAAGCTGTATTTGCAACATGGACCGCAGCAAGCATCTCCGTGATTGCAATCGCTGCTGCCGTTTCTTCTTGTGACTATCAGGCAGCTCACTCAAGCACAGTTACTTATGCAAATGTGCAGCCTAGCAGCTACGGTGTAATGACGCTGAACATTACTTCTGATAACTCTGGCGAAGCAGTCATTAATCTCGATGGCTTTCGCGTACCAGTAAAATTCTTATTTGATAAGCACCCGGACAGCTACGGTGTACCTGGTTCAGAGTTTACTGCAGTAGACATCACTAATCTTGAGATCGGTCAAATCACTGACGCTAATGGCAACAACTACAAAGATTTCACGATCTTTGATGATCATCTAAACATCAACGCTCAGATAGCTGCATACATCGAAAAGAGTAAGTTAGTGGAGGCGATCTAATGGAAAAGAAACGCTTCACTACCCCTTTCCGCGAATTTATCACTCGCGATGACGCTGGGCGATATCACGTTCGATTAGGTCCACAAACTTTTTCAACCGACTACAAATTTACAGACATTCGCATTGAGAGTGAAAACGGTAGCAATCCTGTGGATTCTGATTTGTTGAAAGCTAAACCGTGGATTCTTAAAAATCTTCAACAAGAAGTTAATTTTCAGCGCAAAAAAGAACGAGCTGAAATGTTCTCAAAGGACTGCTTTCAACGCACACCGTATAGCCCAAATCAACGTCTGGCACACAATAACGCAAAATCTAATAAGGGGTTGTAATCATGGCTATCAATATTATTAGTGCTGATCAACCGCTACAGGTTAATGCGATCATCACGTACATTTACGCTGATCCTGGTCTTGGTAAAACTTCTATGGGCTTTACAGCAGATAAAGCAATTTCATTCGACTTTGACCGTGGTTCGCATCGTACAGGTGAACTACGTCGAGGGGCTGTGGTTCCTGTTCAGCAATGGAAAGATGTCGCTGATTTAACTCCGCAGGACTTAGCACCGTTCAATACTGTTGTTATTGATACTGTTGGGGCAATGCTTGAGAGCATCAAGACTCACTTACTCTTAACTGCCAACAATCGCCAAAAAGATGGCGCACTAAAATTAAAAGCTCAGGGTTTAGCAAATCAAACATTTAAGCAATATATCAATACACTTATTAGCCTTGGTAAAGACGTAGTGTTTATTGCACATGCCTCAGAAGATCAAAACGGCGATCAAGTTATCTATCGCCCAGATCTAGGTGGTAAGAATCGTAATGAACTATATCGTATTGCCGACATCATGGGTTATTTAACGACTGTCACTACAAGTGAAGGTAAGAATGCTCGCGTTATTAGTTTTAAACCATCCCCCACTCATCATGCAAAAAATTCAGGTGCATTAGGTGGGGAGACAGGTGAAGTATGGGTCCCTGATTTAAAAACCAATCCCATGTTTTTGGCTGAACTTATTAAAGCGGCTAAAGATCATATTAATACGCTTACCCCTGCCCAATTAGCTGTAGCAAAAGCGAATGAGGAACTTGAGAACTGGATGCAAAGTTGCGCAGAAGCTGAATACGCTAGCGACTTAAATCAGCTAACTGAATCTCTCTGTAAAGACCATATTTACTACCATAACATGCGCCAAATCATGTTAGCTCGCTCGAAAGAACTTGGCTGTAATTTTGATAAAAATCAGAATAAGTGGATCGGTCAGCCAGAATTTATTGGCATCACAAATGAACAGCGAGACCAACTTCTTGAATTTATCGATGAGCGTGGCTTAGATGCTAAAACAGTATGTGAACATTTGGGAATTGATAACCTTCTACAAATTGAAGCATCAAAAATTGAAGCTGTAAAACAAGAAATCGATAACTTAGCAAAACAGGAAATGCATGCATGAGCGCAATAATTTTAGATACCGAAACTCATGACATGAATGGCTATCCAATTGAGATAGCCCACGTCCCCGTCTCATTTGTAGACGGTGTGCTGGTTGTAAACAAAGATGCTTGTTTTGATGAGTATTTTTCTTGTCCCGAATCAATTAGCTACGGCGCAATGGCTGTGCATCACATTCTTGAATCCGATATCTCTGGTAAGCCTAGTTATGAAACTTTCCGCTTGCCTGAAGATGTTCAATACATCATTGGCCACAATGTTGATTACGACATACAAGCAATCAAACTGGCTGATAAGACTGTTAATGCTAAAGCAATTTGTACATTGGCTCTTTCTCGAATGGTATGGCCAGACGAGGCACACAATCTCTCGGCATTGATTTACTTATTCACTAAGGGTTCTGTTAAAGCAAGAGAATCAATCAGAAATGCCCACAACGCAAAGCAGGACGTTTTGCTCACTGCTGTTCTTTTAAAGCAAATATGCAAAGTTTTAGGCATTAAAGATATGCAATCGCTTTACTTATTTTCAGAACAAGCTCGCATCCCAACACACCTAACTTTTGGCAAGCATAAAGGTACAGCCATTAAAGACATACCCGCTGATTACGTTACCTGGTTACTCAAACAAGATGACCTAGATCCGTATTTAAAAAAAGCACTTTTGAAAGGATAAGAATATGAATAATTTGATTTCTGCTCAAGAAGCCTTTGTAGCAGCTCAGAATGGTAAAGCCGTACTTTGTCGTTATGCAGGTAATGGTACTTTACATGCTGATAAAGATTTCAGTGCGCTTGATCAACTTCCTGCTACCGTATTTTTCCAGCCTCATTATGAGTTTTGCATAAAAATCGAAACCATGGAATTGAGCGGCATTACTTTCGCTAAGCCTTTAACCCCTCACGATGTTGCTGAAGATCAAGAAATCTTCATCGTTATGCCTGCATGTGTTTTACGCACTAAATATGATGCTGAGCATAGTGATATTCAGAATAGTGTGATGAATGGCTTTGCTCAAGCCGATGCAGAAAATGCGCTATTACAACTTAAAGCCATCGGTGCGAGTTTTGGTTGTGCGATCGACAATATTGAGATTAAGGATGGTTTTAATGACAGTCCTAAAAAGCGTCGTAATCGTAAATCCAAAGAATCAGTTGAAGCCAAGAAACCAATTGATCAGGCCGCTAATGATGATACATCCATTGATGACATCATTGGCCCTATAAGTGTTCAAACACCAACACCAAATGATTCCGAAGATGCCGCTACTGAACAAAAACCTGACCCATTCGCTGCTGCCAAAGCTGCAGCACTGAATGAGGCGAATCAATCTAGTCACTCAGACTATGAGAGCTTGTTGGCTGACTTGGTCGAGCGTGCTAAAAGCGCCAACTCACCTGCTGAGGCTAATGCTTTGGTTCGCTACGCAAGAAATTGGACGGTTGATCAGCTTAAACCATTACATGCCGCTATTAGTAAACGCTTAACTGAGTTTACCCAACCTGCCACACCAGAACCACAACCGTCATTAATGGTTCAAATCCAAAATGCGCCTGATCTTACAGCGCTGGATGCTTTAGAGATCGACGTGTCTTCACGTCATCCTGATATACAACCACGCTTGATGGGATATGTGAAAAAACGTAGATTTGAGCTTGAAAATGCTGATGCAACCTCGGCAATCGATGAGGATCTGCCATGAAATTCAAATATTCCACCATCACCCGGACACTCACAGTGTTCGGGGGGCAAAATGACGCACATTTTCGACAATGTGAATGAATCTGAAGTAAGCGCATTTGTAGCAGATGCAAAGTTCAAAGAAGCGGTTTGGAGAAAATAGAATGAGCACATTAAAAGACTTAAATACTGCATTGTTCGCACAGCTTGACCGACTATCTAATGCGAGCAAAGACGATTTGGCTGATGAAGTGGTACGTGCACAAAATATGGAATTGATCAGTGAGCAAATTATTAAAACCCACTCCACACAATTAGAAGCTGTAAAACTGGTGGCTCAATACAAGGGCTTAAATGAGGACCAAAAAGCTCCAATACTAGAAGTTAATTACGAGGTATAACATGCCAAAAGGTCAAGCGATTATTTATACGCCTGAGCAGCTAGACTACATTAAGTCTAACTGCAGCCTTGGGCGCAAAGAGCTCACCATCGATGTTAACATCGAATTCAACACAAGTTTTACTGTTGATTCAATCAAATCCTTGTGTACACGTAATAAATGGAATACCGGTCGAACTGGCTGTTTTGAAAAGGGTGATAAGCCTTGGAATACTGGTACCAAAGGTGTTTGCAAGCCTAACTCTGGAAACTTTAAAAAAGGTCGGCCTAGCTGGAATCTAAAACCAATTGGATATGAGCGCATTTGCTCAAAAGATGGCTATGTATTAGTGAAAGTTGCAGAGCCGAACGTTTTTAAGTTGAAGCATAGAATCGTTTGGGAAAATGCAAACGGCCCTATTCCTGATAACCATGTGATTGCTTTTAACAATCAGGATAAAACAGATTGTCGTCTAGAAAATTTAACCCTTATGACCAAAGCTGAAATGGTTCGATACAGTCAGAGTTTTCATAAGCTAGCTAACAGTGAAACCAATGAAACATGCTTAATTCTGGCCAAGGTAAAAAATAAAATCCATCAATCGAAGAAGGTGGCTTAAATGACTAAAGATATTGAGAGAGAGGCTTTTGAGAGAAGCTATGCTGAAATAAATGGAATTACTGGAAGTTTAACTAAATCGGCTTTTGAGCTTTTAGATTCTAAATATGTGAACTTGCAAACTCAAAAATCATTCGACTTGTGGCAAGCAGCCAAAGCTCAAGCGGTGTCGGAAATACAAAAATCAAAACAGTCAGAGATTGACGACCTAAAAGCACAGTTAAAAGCTGTGCATGAAAGCCGCATCGAATTTGTTGAGTATTGCAGAAAAGTTGAGAGCGGTGATTTTGTCATTGTAGATAAAACCGATTTAGAGCTTGCAATTGATGCTCTAAAAGATGCGGCAAACAACGATGATGATTCATTTGCTCATCGCGCAAAAGACTTAGAAAAGGCATTGAAAAATGGCTAACTTTCACGAACTAAACGCACCGCTATGTTACGAATTAATAGAACTCATGCAGCGTGATTTACCCATTACGCACGTTCTACCAAATGGCGATGTGGGTGCGCTGTACTACATCATCAAAGAGAGTGGCGTACGCAATACCTATCTAAATCAGCTCATGGATGGTTTAGAGAAACGTAAAAACAACGGTACAGCGTATCCGCTTAGTATTACGCATAGCAACATGGATGCACTGTACAAAGCAGTGAGCATGTACTTAGACAAGTGCTTTGAATTGACTAGCACGCTACAGAGTTTAGGCGAGGTGACTTAATGGATATTCAAAAAGAAAGAGAATTGTTTGAGGAATGGGCGAAAGAGAAGGGTTTAACTAGAACTCGATGTGAAGATACAGGGGTTTATTTCAATTACAAAACATTCTACGCATGGGAATCATGGCAAGCAGCCAAAGCTCATGAAGCGGAAAAGTTTAAAGGTTACGTGTTGGTACCTGTTGAGCCGACAGACGCGATGTTGTTTGCAGCAAGCGGTAGAGACATAGTTGCTGAACACTATGGAGATGAAAATATACTCTGGCCTGAGTTGAGAGAAACGTGGAAAGCAATGGTAGAAGCAGCAAGGGGCGGAAATGATGAATCAGAATGAAGCATCAGTGATTGTTGAATATGCAGGCGGCATTAATAAAGCTAAACGCATTTTGTATTTTGCTAAACCTGAACATGAGTTTTATCTAGTGAATCATGAAATGTGTGTACTTTCATTTTTAAAGAATGCAGTTTTAGTTTTAGAAGAACCAAAAGCGGATACGGAGGAATCATAA